ATGTAGATTCAGCGTTAGAACTGCTAGGGACTTACAAGTCTATACGCAACGTCAAACAACAAAAAGTAGAAGCTACTAAAGCTGCTGACGAATCGCTGAAGAAGGTCGAAGAAGAGAACCGAAGCAAGGCACTTAAGACTGCTGCTGTCCAACAAGGTGGCACTGGAGAGTCAACAAAACCTGTTTATCGTCGTGCAGATCTTATTCGCTTAAGAATGCAAGACCCTACCAGATATGAAAGCATGGCAGAAGAAATTCTACAAGCTTACTCAGAAGGTCGGGTACGTTAATTTAATTTAATTTTAGGAGATTTAAAATGGCAGCAGTAACATACCCAGGCGGTAGTACATCTATCGTTAACAAAACAGCAGCAGATAAATTCATTCCAGAGATTTGGTCTGACGAAGTAATCGCTGCATATCAGAAGAACCTAGTATTGGCAAACCTCGTCAACAAAATGACGATGAAGGGCAAGAAGGGCGACACGCTCCATATTCCTAAGCCAACACGTGGTGTTGCAACAGCTAAAGCAGCTAACACTGCAGTTACTATCCAGGCTGACACCGAGACTGAAGTATTAGTCTCGATTGACCAGCACTTCGAGTACTCACGTTTCATCGAAGACATCGTCGAAGTTCAGGCTTTGGCATCCCTCCGTCGTTTCTACACTGACGACGCTGGCTATGCTTTGGCTAAGAAAGTTGACGACACCTTGTTCCAATTAGGTAAGTCTTTCGGTAACGGTGATGCTTCTGACTGGACACACAGCACCAGCTATTACATCGACGCTTCTACTGGTCTCACAGCTTACGCTGCTGACACTGTAGTTCCTGCTGACGTATTCACTGACGCTGGCTTCCGTGCCTTGATCAAGCTCATGGACGATGCTGATACCCCAATGGATGGTCGTTTCTTCGCTGTTCCTCCATCACTACGTGCAGCTATCATGGGTATTGATCGTTACAACAGTTCTGATTTCGTTGATGGTCGTGGTGTAAACAACGGTCAGATCGGTCAGCTCTATGGTATCGACATCTATGTAACAAGCAACTCTCCAATCATTGAAACTGATTCTGACAATACAGCTACTGCTGGTGGCGACATCAAAGCAGCTATCTTGGCTCATCGTGATACAATGGTATTGGCTGAGCAGATGTCTGTACGTAGCCAAACTCAGTACAAGCAAGAGTACTTGTCTACTCTGTACACTGCTGACACCCTCTACGGTGTTAAAGTAGTACGTCCTGAGACTGGTTTTGTATTGGCTGTAAACGCTTAATAGTAGTTCCTAAGACTCTCCAGCTTCGGCTGGGGAGTTTTCTTTAAGTGCATTCGCTGAGTGTATTTAAACAAATGAAATACTGTTACAAATGTAAAACAACTAAAGAACTTGATTTGTTCGGTAAGAATAAGTCACGTAAAGACGGACTATCTGACGAATGTAGAGATTGTAAAAGACAACAAGATAGAGATTACGCAGCAAGGAACAGAGAAAAAGCAAAACAAAGAGCTTCTGTATGGTATTACAGTAATAAAGAACATGCTAATAAACGTAGTAAAGTTTATGGAGCAATTTGGAGAACTACTAATAAAGACAAGCAATGTGCAAAGTCTAATAGATATAGAAGTAGTAAACTACAAGCAACACCTAAGTGGTTATCGCAAGAGCAACAAAAACAAATAGAAGCGTTTTACTGGTTGTCAAGATTGCAGAATGAATTAACAGATAATATATATCATGTTGATCATATTATTCCATTAAAAGGAAAAACAGTATGTGGTTTGAATGTTCCTTGGAATCTGCAGATTATTCCTGCGTTAGACAATATTCGTAAAGGAAACAAAATTGTTTTATCTTAGTCCAAAACAACGATACGCTAAATGTGCTATTTATCGTGGAGCAGGTGGTGCAGGTGACGCTGTCGGAGACGCTTCTAGCGAAGTATTACTTGCACTTCAAGCAAAGGATGCTGCACAGGCTGCACAAGCTGCTGCAGAGTTAGCACAAATTGCTGCAGAGACTGCTGAAACTAACGCAGAGACAGCAGAGACCAACGCAGAAACTGCAGAGACTAACGCAGAGACTGCTGAAACCAATGCAGAATCTGCTGCTACTAACGCTGCAAGTTCTGCTAGTGCTGCTGCTACATCGGCTACCAATGCTGCTAATTCAGCTACTGCAGCTCAGACTGCAGAGACTAACGCTGAAACTGCGGAAACAAATGCAGAGACAGCAGAGACTAATGCTGCTTCATCTGCTAGTGCTGCAAGTACTTCAGCAAGTAATGCTGCTACATCGGCTACGAATGCAAGCAACTCAGCTTCTGCTGCTGCGACTTCTGCAACCAATGCTTCTAATTCTGCATCGTCAGCATCAACATCTGCGACTAACGCATCAAACAGTGCTACAGCAGCACAGACTGCAGAGACCAATGCAGAAACAGCAGAGACTAATGCTGCTGCCAGTGCAAGTGCTGCATCAACCTCTGCCAGTAATGCCGCATCAAGTGCATCGGCAGCGTCTACTTCCGCAAGCAACGCAGCCACTTCAGCGACTAACGCTAGTAATTCTGCTTCATCTGCTTCCACAAGTGCTACCAATGCAAGTAACTCAGCCAGTGCTGCAGCGACTTCTGCATCAAATGCTGCTACATCAGAAAGTAATGCAGCTACTTCCGCTTCTAATGCCGCTGCTTCTTACGACTCATTTGATGATCGTTACTTAGGAGCTAAATCTTCTGCTCCTACATTAGACAATGATGGTAATACTTTATTAACTGGTGCGTTATATTTCAATACCGTTACCAATGAGATGAAGGTGTGGAGTGGTTCTGCTTGGCTCAATGCTTATGCTTCTCTTTCTGGTGCATTATTAGCGACCAATAATTTATCTGATTTAAATAATACCGCTACTGCTAGGACGAACTTAGGTGTTGCGATAGGTACAAATGTTCAAGCCTATGATGCTGATTTAACAACCCTTGGTGCTGGAGGATCGGCTGCTAGATCTTTCTTAGGATTAGCCATTGGAACAGATGTTCAAGCCTATTCTGCTGAACTACAAGGTATTAGCCAAGGCGGTAATCTTGGAATGAAAAACCGCATCATCAATGGTGCAATGATAATTGACCAGCGTAATGCTGGTGCGGCAGTAACAATTAACAACACAGCAAATACTTATACGATTGATAGATGGAATGCCGTTGGTGCATTATCAGATGGTGTTTTTACTGTTGACCAAGATACAACGGCACCAACTGGTTTTACAAATTCAGCAAAAATAACAGTAACTACAGCAGATGCGTCAATCGGTGCTGACCAGTCTTATATGTTTACTCAATTTATTGAGGGCTTTAATGTTGCTGATTTAGGATGGGGTACTGCATCAGCAAAAACCATAACTATATCGTTTTGGGTTCAATCAAGTGTTACTGGCACTTTTGGCGGTGCTTTAAACAATTCTGATAATAGTAGAGGTTATCCTTTTACTTACGCAATTTCTGCCGCAAACACTTGGGAATACAAAACAGTAACTATTGCTGGCGATACAAGCGGCACTTGGTTAACTAATTCTAGTCGTGGAATTGCGTTAAGATTTGGGTTTGGTATAGGTTCTAGTCGTGTTGCAACTGCTGGAGCATGGACAGGAACTTCTAGCATTTATGGTGCAACAGGACAAACACAACTTATATCTACACTTAATGCTACTTGGTACATTACTGGTGTGCAATTAGAGGTAGGCTCTACAGCTACTAGCTTTGATTACAGACCTTATGGAACTGAATTGGCTTTGTGTCAGAGGTATTATCAGAAATCTTTTTTACAAGGTACTGCACCCGTTCAAAATAGTGCGTCTTTTTCAGGGACTAGTGGAATAATTAGTGTTAATCCTTCGGTTAGAGTTTTGATGGATGTTTGTTTTCCAGTTGTTATGAGAGCCGCCCCTACAATTACATTTTTTAATCCTTCTGCGGCAAATGCGGAAGCTAGAGATGCAAGTGCTTCTACAAATTGTTCATCCACAGGCACTTTTGCTATTGGAGATAGAAATTTTGTAATATCCACAGTAGGTAGTGCAAGTAGCACCCAAGGAAATGGTTTAAGCGTTCATTGGACTGCGGCTATTGAACTTTAATGGAGAAAACAATGTATCAACAATTACCTGACCAATTCGGACAACCCGCACAGTTCATTAAACGCCTGTCCGACAACGCATTTATCCCATTCGACCCAGCAAATACGGATTTTGCAAACTTCAAGAAAGAAATCCTTGCTGACGAAGCCCAACTTCAAGATGCGGATGGGAATGTGATGACTGATTCTAAAGACTATGTAAGGACGCTACCATGACTGAAGCAGAATTAAAACTCCTAAGCCACGAAGAAGTCTGTAAAGTTCGATACGAACAGATACACGCTAGACTAAAGAGACTAGAACAGATTCTCCTAGGCAC